CCGCCGTACCGTCCGCCGTCCGGAACGCGGCAAGGAACCGCTGCACATGCTGCGCCGCCACCGCACCACCGTTGAGAGTCGTGACCTCCTCGGTACTGACCGCTACCCCGGCAGGCAGGGTCGCCGACGTGGCCGACTGAAACGCGGGACTGTCAGCCATCGCAGGCCTCCCTCTCTCAGCGCGTCTCGCGCGCGTCGGCAGGCTTCATGGCAACAGGCTCAGCCTGCGGCTGCCAGCCACCACACAACCGGACGCCCTCCTCACGGGACACGCGGACCACCTGGCCCGCGTGCACACCCGTGAGCATCCGCACCGCCATCATCGCCGGCGCCTCAGGCACCTTCGTCTTAGCGGCGCGAGGCATCTACTTCTTGCCCGAGGCCGGCGTGTTATCGGCGATCTCGATGTTGCCGAGGTACCGACCGTCCGGGCCGTACACATCCGGGTCCGCCGGCTTGTGCGAACCGACGCCGCCAGCCATCACGGCAGCGATCGGGACATCCGGCCGCGACGTGCGAACCGGGCTGTCCTCCGACGACGCGTCACCGAACACCGCGCCGTGCTTGTCATCCATCGACGGGGCCTCATCGGTGACAGCGCCACCGATGCGCGGGTCGAACTCCTCGACATCCTTCTTGCTCAGAGCCATGTCAGTCCTCCTTAGGACGCGGCGTTGGCGAGGTGCTTAACCGCCGCCGTGTTGACGAGCTTGCCGTCCGTGCGGTGGAACACCAGGAAACCAACCTGGCCGTTCATCGCGAACAGCTCGTTGAGGCGCTGGATGGCAATACCGTTGACGTCGCGGATCCAGTACCACGAGAAGTCGCCGTACAGGATCGACTTTGCGGACGCCGCCATGACAGGCATGTCCGGATCGGTGTACATCGGGGACCCCAGCAGCATGTCCGGAGCGCCGGCCGTCAGACCCGGCTGCCAGATGTACTGGTTCGTCGTGTCCTTCAGACCCGCGACCTTCGCGACGGTAGCGTCGTTCATCAGCCACGACGCGTTGCGACGGTACGGCGACAGGACGCTGTACTTCAGGCCGATCAGCCCGTCCGCGCCCGTGTACGCACCCGAGGTAGAGAACCCAGTCACACCGGCCGTGGAGTTCGGCAGCGTCACACCCGCAGACGTCTGCGTCGTGATGCCAGTCGGCTTGGCCGAACCGTCACCCGCCACGTACGCCGTGTTCTCCAGGACTCCCGTGCTGATCCCGAACTGCTGACGCGTGAACGCCTCGAGATTGAACGCGGAATCGGCGAGCAACTGCCACGAAATCTTCATGGCACGCGAGTTGGCGTACGCCGACAGCGAAAGCTGCCCGAACGCCTCGTCAGACTCAGTGATCGCCGCGTTCTCAGCGGTCCACGTCGACACGCCATGCGACGTGACAGACGGGATCTGGATCGTGTCGCCGTTGTCGGTCGAGATGACCGTCGCGAGCTGACGCATGACCCCGAACTCACGCAGAGCGTCGATGAGCTGGTTGCGGAAGTCGGTCGGCACGAGGTTCAGGCCGGCACCCGCAGACGCCTTCGACAGCGCCCGGTACTCCGCCCGGTACTCCTGCGGAATGAACGACTCAGTTGCCGGGATGTCGCCAGCGACCCAGGCGTAGAACCGCTCGCGGTACTCGTCGGTGGCCGTCAGCGTGCTCAGCGACCGGCCGCTCGTGCGAGCGGTGTACTCCGAGAACGTCCGCGCGGCAGCCTCACGAACCTCCGCCGACGCGTTCGGCGGAACGATGTCCCGGGTGCCGCGCGTCTCGATGCCCGCGACCTGCTCCATGTTCTCTGCGCGCTTGGCAAGACCCTCCGCCTCACCCTTCAGGCGGTCGAACTCCTGCTGCTGCTCGGACGTCAGAACACCGGGATTCTCAGCCCGGGACTCCGCGTCGGTGATGATGCCGCGCATCTTCTCGATACACGACGCGCGCTGCTCCTTGACGGCAGCGATCTGTGCCCGCATTAGGGGCCTCCTTAGCTCTCGATGGGATTCGACTTGATCGCTACGCAGCGATCAGTTCGAGCCAGTTCCGAGCTGCGGCGGTCGTCAGACCACTGCCCACGGGGGGCTCCAGGACCGGCACGAGGCCGGGTGCTGCAATCGTGATCCCCTTGGCCTGAACGGCGGCACGCAAGCGAGGCTCCTGGCCATAGGCCCTCGCTGCCCTCTCCACCATCCACGGGGATACAACGTCTGTCTGCGCGAACACGCCGTCGATCGCGGCGCGCTCCTGCACCGTGGCATCCTGCTCGCCACAAAAGATTTTCAGCGCCAGATCCCACAGGCGCTCCTCGTCGACCGCGCCGCGCGCCGACACGAGCTCGACGCCACACGCGCGCATCCCCGCCGTCGTTCCCTCATACGCCGGAAACGTCACGGGTGACACGTCGAACAGGTCGGAGAACTCGACGATCGTGCGCTTCGCGGTGTCGTTGGACTCGTCGTACTCCCAGATGTCCTTGCCGACACGGAACCCGAAGCTCATCTGCGACACGTCGCCGCGCTCGAGCAGGACCGCGAGATCGCGGGCACCCTGCGTCTGTGCAAGATCGGCGCTGACCTCAAGACCCTTCGCGGACTCCTTCAGCTTCATCGTGCCCGCCGCCGTGCGAGCCATGACCGTGTTCGGGTCATGGTTCAACCCGAGAAACCGGACGTCTGCGCCATCGGCCAGCACCTTGCGAAACGCGCCGCGCTGCACGCGCTCGTCGAACGTGCCAAACAGATCGCTGATCTGCGTCCACTCGTCGAACACCGCGGCACGCCCCTCGAACGTAAGGGTGTCCGTCGGCTCAGCCTGCCGAATCTCGATGTTCGCAAGATGAGCAGCACGCTCCTCACGGGCGCCGGCCTCAACCAGCGGCTTGATCGGCTTCATTAGTTGCCTCCTGGTTGGGTGCTGGTCGGCGGCGCGGAAGCCGCAGGGAAGTCGTCGCCGCCCGGACGTACCGGGCGGTCCTCCATCTCAGCGATGTCGTTCGGCGTCAGGACATGCAGGTCGGCCATCGTCTTGTAGAACGCGCCGCGCGCCGCCGCGTCGCCCTTCAACAGGCCCTCCGGGGTGAAGTCCGGATAGAACGTGCGCGACGGGAACATCTCGTTGTCACGCCACAGGCCCTGCGCGAGCCGGTTCATCCACGGCAGCAACGTGAACGCCACGAAATCCGTGGCATCCTGCTCGCGGGTCCCATACGTCAAGCTGTCGCCCGTCGCACCATTGATCTTCGACGCCGGCATGTTGAACAGCGTCGCGATCTGCGTCGTCGAGAACTGGCCCTGCTCGATGAACTGCTGGTCACGCAACGGCATCCCGAACTCGTGGTACTTCATGCCGTCCTCAAGGACCGGAGTCCCGCCCGCACCAGAACCGCCCTCGTATCGGGTGCGCCACGACGCCCTGAAGCGATCCTTTGCCTCATTTCCCCACTTCGGAGCCTCGAGCGGACGCTCAATGACGCCCGGGAGCATCGCCGCGTTGTGGTAAAACGATCCCTGGAAGCGCTGGCGTGCGAGCGCGGACCCGATCTCCTGCCGGGCCTTCGCGATCGGTGACAACCCGACCAGGCCGTCATACCCGAGCCCCGGAATGTGCAGGATCTTGTCCTCACCGAACAGCTCGTTGTTGCCGGTGACCTGAAAGACCTTCTCCCCGATCTTCTGCTGACCGACCGCGCCGACATCGCTCGCGACCCTGCGACGCACCGTCACGAGCGCGGGGTTGATCGGCCACAACTCGACGACACGCGGGGCACCGGCGAACGAGCCCTTCACCTTCTCCAGGTAGCAGTTGCCCCACAACAACAGGTGGACAAGCAGCGTCTCAACGAACTGGCCGGGAGCCATCTCCGGGTTGGGATCGTCATGCAGCAGCCGGTACTGCCATGTATCCGTCGCACGCTCACGCCCACGATCCAGGCGACGGTAGACGTGACACGGCATCGTCGAGATAGACGACGCGATCACGTTCACGGCGGCGAACACCGGAATCAACCCAAGCGCCGAATCAACGCTCACGGACTCGCCGCTGAACGACTGGCCAGCGCCCCCCCACACCGTGCCCATGCCAGCCTCGTAATCCTTCAGCGTGAAGCGCTGCTCCAGACCGCGTGCCACGCGGTCAACGAGACTCATGCGCTACCGCGCTTAGCGACAACGAGAAGGCTGGCGCACATTACGCCGGCGACAATCAGGCCAGCCGGGACAAAGATCATGGCGGTGCCGACAGCCACCGCGAAGAACGCGGCGACGAACAGCAGCGTCTCAATAAGGTCGGGCATTCACACCACCAGAAGATCGTCGGATTCGTAAGCGCTCGTGTTGTCGCGCTCATCGACAGCCACGTTGTGCACCATCGCCGCCGCAATCAGCGCGTCGATGACCTTCTTGGACTGCTTGGACTCCTTCACAAAGCTCCAACGCCCGTCCTGCGTCGACCGTCTGTGCGCGTTCAGGACATGGCGGTTCAACGTCCCGTCGCGCGGGTGACGCAGCATCTGTTCGCTCACCGCGGCGTAGAACCGTTCCGCGGCCTGCGCCATCGGCCCCGGCTTCTGCGAATGCGCGACCACCTCGAGGCCGAGCTCGTCCTCGAGGTCCTGCGCGACGATCTCGCCGCCCGTCTCCGGGTCAATGACCACCGTTCCCGCACCGAACTGACCTGCGAGTTCTCCTACTGCGTCGATGATCGCCCGCTTGCGCAACCCGACGCCCTTCTCGACCGGCGGGACCAGGACCCGTACGCCACCGATCCATGCCACACCATCGTCATCGAGCCAGTGGACAACGATGCCGGTCGTGTCCTCCTTCAACCCGATGTCCACGCCGATGCGAACCGTCGCGTCACCCGGGTCAGGGATGTCGTCGGCACCGCAGGCCGACCATTCAACCGGTCCTATCGCCGTGTCCTCGCCCTGCAGCCAGACGCCACAAGCGAACCGCGCCCACTGCCACGGCGTCATCGACGGCGAGTTATACCGCTGCTGCAACGCCCGCAACGTGTGCCACGACGCCGGATTCGCCGGCTTCACGACCGCCATGTCAGCACGGTCCGCATCCGGATCAAGCGCCCACTCGTGCATCACGTACGCGCCGTCAGCCGACCGCGAGTAGCGGTACGCGCCGTCACGCTCCTGCGTCGGCAACGCATACGCCGCGGCACGCATCCGCCCCAGCGGCGACTCCGAATCATCGCCAGCGGTAGAGATCGTGATCATCCGGCCCGACCTCGGACCCAACCCATCACGAAACACGCCGTACAGGTCCGCGCTCTTATGGCGATGGATCTCATCGACGATCGCGAGCGTCGGGATCACACCATCGACGTGATCGACATCGCTCGCGAGCACCTTCACGATTCCCTCATCCGCCAGCGAATGGATCTCGCGCTTGTTCATCTCAAACAGCCGCGCCAGCGCCGGCGAACCGTTGATGAACTTGCGGGCCTGCTTCAAGATGATGCCCGCCTGATCCCGCGAGGACGCAGCGATACAACACTCTGCGTCCTGCGTCGTCAGAAGGTGGTAGAGCGCCAGCGCGGCAACGAGCGTCGACTTGCCGTTCTTCTTCGGCAACAACACCAGCGTCTCCGTCGTCCCAGCGAAGTAGTCGCTCAGCAACCGCCGCTGGAAATCCTCGACAACGAACGGCTTACGGATGTCGAGCGTCAGTTCTGCGCAGAACGCAACGAACTGCTCGAGCTCAGGAAGCTCGGCGAGCGGCGAGCTCGTCGATCGCCGAGCGGACAAGCGGGGCTTCTGCATCGTCGCCATCACGCCTCCGCTCATCAAGAAGAGCCTTCATCGCCGTAACGCTGCCACTCCGTGCACTCTCACCCAGCAACCGCAGCAGCTCGTCACGATCAGGCACCGCGTCCAGATCCTTCGCATCCATCGAAGCCTCCAACACCGCAGCCTTGATCATCTGCGAACGGTTCAAACCACGAGCCTTCGCGACCGAATCAAGCCGTTTGGCGAACGCATCCGTCGCTCGAAGCGTGATCACCATGTATTGCGCCCCGAAACGGCCTGCGCGCGCGATCGACTGGCGGGTGTCGGGGGGGTGCCCGTGTCAAAAGAATCCATGGTCACCTCGCTTGCGGGTCGATGGACTGGTGGCAGGGGCGGCAGAGTAGGCGGCCGTCGTGGGGGCTGGTGTGGTGGGCTTGGAGTTCGACGCCTGTCGCTCGGCAGTTCCAGCA